TCAGGAACAAATTTACAATTTGCTTTATATTTTAATGGGAGTTATTCATCTGGCGAAAATGTCTATTTATATGGTGGGCAAATTGAAGAAGGAGCGTATAGTACAAGTATAATACCAACAAGCGGTTTAGCAGTTACAAGGACAGCAGATACTGCTAAAATAGATAATTTTTCTAACGCGCCTACCGACTACCCTTTTACTATATTTTGTGATTTTGATTTAGTAAAGACAGGTCAAAAGTCTTTTATGTTCAGTTTTCTATGGTTAGCATCTTCAAGTAATTACTTTACGGTTGGATATAATGTAGATGGTGCAGGAAACTTTTTTAAGTTTGAAAACAGGGCGCAAGGTTCAGTGGAAGGTGTTAAGACTACAAGTACTTATACAGAAGGTAGATATAAATTAGCTATAAAGTTTGTTTCATCTACAAATTTCAAAGCATTTATTGATGGTGTTGAGGTTGCAGACCACACTCATACAGCTATATCTTTTAATTCTGCTATAAGTGATTTTCTGTTGGGTCAATTAAGAGTTTCAGGAGATACAGGGGATAGAACACCTATACATCAATTTATGCTATTTAACGAAGCACTATCAGACAGCGAATTACAAGCATTAACTACTTAAAAAAAATAAATTTATATTAACTAACTTTGTAAAAATTAAATATTATGTCAGATCTATATTATACAGGTGAATTTCAAAGGCTTTCTTTTGGCGACAAAGGTTTACGTGTTGTTTCAAGCGGTTCAACTACCACAACAGGCGAAAATTTTTGTGCTATACAAGCGCTAGAAGGTTCAACGATTAGCTGCGATATTGATACAATTGGTGGCGATACTTCCATAACTTCTTTATTGCTAAGCACAGGTCAAGTTATTTATGGCAACTTTAATGATATAACTGTATCTAGTGGTAAAATCGTTGCTTATTTAAGATAATGTTAGGGTTATATAATAACTTATCGACAGGCGGCCCAAATGAATTAGACTTCGTGCAGATAGCTATAAATGCTTTAATTGCACGTAGCACTTATTCTGAAAATATAGCTGTTACTGAACAAATTTTATACGCTTTAGACAAATGACATTATTAGATAAAACAAGTATAGTTTTAACACCTACTGCATATTCAGATGGTAGCTTAAATACTGTTATACCAACTGATGGTAATGCAGACTTTGACTTTACAAGAGGTTCAAGTGCTACAAGAGTAAACGAGCAAGGGCTTATAGAAAGTATTGCAAGTAACTTACCAAGAATAGATTATACATCAGGGTTTGGTAGTTTGTTATTAGAGCCACAGTCTACAAACTTAATTACTTATAGTGAAGATTTTAGTCAATGGACTGCGGTTAGTGGTGCGGTTGTTACAGATAATTTTGCAATATCGCCTGATGGTGCGCAAAATGCAGCTAAAGTTGTTTATGATGGTACATTATTAGGTAGATTAGAAATAAGCACAGGTGCAAGTGGAACTAACACACAAAGTATCTACTTAAAAACAGCATCAGGAACGCAAGCTGTTAGTATTGGCGCTTCATCTTCTGATTTAACAGAGGTTACTGTAACAAGCCAATGGCAAAGATTTACACACACAGGTTTAGGAAGTACACCAAGAGTTTTATGTAATGATGCAGCTACTATTTACGTATGGGCAGCGCAACTTGAAGCAGATTACCCAACTTCCTACATACCAACAAACGGTTCAACGGTAACTCGCTCTGCTGATGTAGCCAACAATAGCGGTAATGCTGACTTAATAAACTCAACAGAAGGGGTTTTGTATTTTGAGGGTAGTGCTTTAGATACAACAAATGATTTTGAGTTTGGGTTATATGGCGATAGTATTGCTGAACAATGCAGAATGGTATTTCAGAATGGTATAGTTAGAGCGCAATTATATAACGGTGCTTATCAAACACTTATGAGTTACACTTTTGACTTAACAAATAATTCAAAGATAGCTTTTAAGTTTAAAGAAAATGATTTTGCTCTATGGATAAATGGAACAGAAGTAGTATCTGACAATTTAGGGACAACGTTTTCAGTAGATACTTTAGAGAAATTAAATTTAGCTAATGTTGGTGGCACAGTTAAAAGAATGACCGCAAACGTTAAATGCGTAGCAGTATTTAAAGAAGCATTAACAGATGTAGAATTACAACAATTAACAAGTTAATTATGAAATATATATTTAAGAAATATGAATTCGAAAGCCAAGATTTGGCAGAAACAAGAATAGCTGCATTACCACATACAAAAGATGAGGACGGTAACAGTTACCCTTCGCACAGCCATACGGTTGTTAAATTGGGTTACATCTTTACAGAGCAGCCTACATTTGACGAAGATGGAGAGGTGCTAACAGAGGGTGTACAATCGGATATGTACTCTATTGATGTTTTATGGAACGCATCAGAGATTACCGAAACTGATGAGGAAGGTAATCAAAAGATTAACTACCCTTACGGCTGGTCTTCTAAAGAAATAGAAGTAGAAGGTAACGGTGTTCATACGTTTTTTGGTATTAACTATAGCGAAAAATAAAAAAAATAAATACGTATATTTGTAGAAAATAAAACGACTTATGGCTAGTACAGTATTTAACGGAACGGATTTACTACTAAAAGTATCGTCTACAGACGGTGCAGAAGCGAATATAGGACACACTACAAGCTGTACTATATCTTTGTCAAATGATTTACCAGAAGCTACTACTAAAGATAGCGGCGGCTACCAAGAAGTAATAGCTGGCGTAAGAAGTGGCGAAATTTCATTCGAAGGCTTAGTAGATTATACAGATGCACAAAACGCAGCAGAACTAAGCGACTTTTTACTAGCACGTACAAAACTATATTTTGAGTTTGGAACTGCCGCTACAGGCGACCAACTATATAGCGGTGCTGGTTTTTTAAGCAGCTTAGAAGTTAGCGCTGAAATGGAAAGCCCAGTAACTTATAGTGGTTCTATTACTATTACTGGTACTATTACAGCAGCTACTAACTAGTAACAAATTAACAGCCCTAGCGTAAGGAACTAGGGCTAATTTTTTTTAATATGGCAAACAGAAAAAGGGGGTACTACACTCTAAAACTAGGCGGTAAAAACCGCACACTTCATTTTAGTATGAATTTCTGGGCGAACTTTACAGAAGCCCAAGGCGTAGCACTAGATCAAATAGGCGAAATTTTTAGTCAAGGTTTAAGCCTTAGCGCTATTCGTGATTTAATCTACAGCGCACTACTAGCAAACGACCAGGAAAATAATAACGAAATAGACTATAATAAGTTTACTGTAGGCGCCTGGCTAGAAGACCTTACAGGCGACCAGTTAAACGACATAGTAGCCGCTTTAATGGAAACTAAACTACTAGGTAATAACTTAAATATGGGTGTAGAACGTAACCCAAAACCTAGTAAAACTACTACACAAAAAAAAACAAAACCCTAACCTGGGACGACCTACTAGATTATTACATAGGGCAAATAGGTATAAACCCTAACGATTTTTGGGCTAACACTTGGAACGAAAACCAACTACTAGGCGAAGCCCACACAATACAGAATTACGTAAACTGGGAACGGACGCGCTATATAGCTACTATGCTGTATAACGTAAACTGTACTAAACGTAGCCAAATGGTAAAACCAGAACAGCTACTACCACTACCACAAGATATATACAGCCAAAAAGCTACTGCGCCTAAAAGTACTAAAGAACAGTACGAACGCTTTTTAGAAAGGTCCGCTAGGGCTAAGGCTGGCGGCACTAGAACAGTAGCAGATTTTAAAAATACTAACGGCTAATTTTTTCGTAATTTTACAGCTATAATTCTACACTATGTCGGACCAAAAATTAAGGGTAATACTAGAAGCGAAAGCTGACAAACTTATAAAGGCGTTAGATAAGTCAAGTAATAAACTAAAACAGTTTGGCGCTGATGCTTCACGTATAGGTAAAAAATTAAGCGCAGGACTTACGCTACCTATTGCTGCCGCTGGTGTAGCTGCTATAAAATTAGCTAGCGACTTTGAAGAAAGCCTAAATAAAGTAGACGTAAGTTTTAAAAGTAGTAGCGCAAGTGTAAAAGAATTTTCTAAAACTACACTAACCCAGTTTGGTATAGCGCAAGGTACAGCCTTAGATATGGCGGCTATGTTTGGTGATATGGGTACTAGTATGGGTTTAACCACAGGGCAAGCGGCTAAAATGTCTACTAGTATGGTAGGGCTAGCTGGCGACTTAGCAAGTTTTAAAAACATACAAATAGAAGAAGCTACTACAGCGCTAGCTGCTGTATTTACTGGCGAAACTGAAAGCCTAAAGCGCCTGGGTATTGTAATGACAGAAGCGAACCTAAAACAGTTTGCACTAACCCAGGGTATTACAAAGAACATAAAAGAGATGACGCAAGCGGAAAAAACCACGCTTCGCTATATGTTTGTAATGGCTAACACTTCAAACGCGCAAGGCGATTTCGCTAGAACACAAGAAGGCGCGGCTAACCAAATGCGTATTTTTACAGAAAGCTTAAAACAAATAGGCGCAGAAATAGGCAGCTTTTTATTACCAGCTTTTACCGAAATAGTAACTAAAGTAAATAAAGCTTTAGCTTCTTTTATGGCTTTTGACGATAGGACAAAAAAAATAATAATTACAGTAGCTGGGTTATTGGCTGCCGTAGGTCCTTTATTAGTAGCTTTAGGTTTTTTACCAAAAATTTTAAGCGCTTTAAGCGCTGGTATTACAGTAGTAAAGGGCGCTTTAATGGCTTTAACTAGCCCTGTTGGTTTAGTGGTAGCTGCTTTAGCTGCTGTAGCGTTTGTAGTTTATAAAAATTGGAACGCTATACTACCTATAATTACTATGTTTTATAATAATTTTGTAGACCTATATAACCAAAGCGCTATTTTACGCGGTGCTATAGGTGCTTTAGGCGGTGTATTTAAAGCGGTTTTTACTTATGCTAAAGGCTATATAAGCGCTGTAGTAAATGTATTTTCTAGTTTTGGTAAGGTAGTAAGTGCTATTATAAGCGGCGATTTTAAAAGTATTGGCGGTGTTATAAAAGATGCAATTTCTAGTACTAAAGATATAGTAGTAGAAACTGGTACAGAAATGGCTAACAATGTAGTAGACGGCTTTAATAATGGAGTTAAAAACAAACTAGAACACAAAACACCAGGGCAAATACAAGCTGGGCTTACTAACGTAGCCGATAACATTAAGTCTTTTGCTAGCGGTTTATTTGGCGGTATAGATTTATTCCCTAACGGAATAGTAGACAACGAAAAAATAGCTACAGACTTAGACACTACTAACGAACTTCTAGAAATTAAAGGCGCAGAAACTAAAACAAAGCTAAACGATTTTACTCAAAGTGTTAGTGATATATTACGCGGCGGTCTAGAAAATATGGCTGTAGGAATAGGCGAAGCTTTAGGTAATGCAATAGTAAACGGCGGTAATTTAGCGGCTGCTTTAAGTAGTGTAGTTTTAGGTTCTATAGCTGATATGGCTATAAATTTAGGTAAACTAGCTATAAAAACTGGAATGGCTGTATTTTCAATTAAAAAATCTTTAGAAAGTTTAAACCCAGCGGTAGCTATAGCAGCTGGTATAGCTTTAATAGCGTTAGGTAGTGCAGTTAAAAGCGCAGCTGGTAACATAGCTAAAGGCGGCAAAGGCGGCGGCGGCGGTGGCGGTCAAAGTGGACCACGTAGCGGCGCTGTAGCGGCGTTTGCTAATGGCGGTATAGTTAGCGGTCCTACTCTTGGACTTATGGGCGAATATGCTGGCGCTAAAAGCAACCCAGAAGTAATAGCGCCACTAGATAAACTTAAAAATATGATAGGCAGCCGACAAGCCCAGCAAGTAAACGTAGGTGGCGAATTTAGACTAAACGGTCAAGACCTAGTAGTAGCACTTCAACGCGCTGAAAAACAACGCGGTAGAATTAAATAAAAAAATATGGCTTACGGCGTAAAATATAGGTTAGACTTTGAAGACCACGAAGGCAACGGTAGACGTTTAGACATTTTAAAAAACAATTATACAGGCGATATACTACCGCTAGTAGGTGGCGCTGAACCTGTTAAAATAAAATGGGACGGCGACGACGACTTTTATAGCCCTATAATTGGTAGCACCTGTAGTATAAACCTATACCAAACAGACGAAACTAACTACGACGATTTTTTTAACGAACCAGAACGCGAATATAAAGTAGAAGTATATGTAGCCCAGGCTATACGCGACAAATTTAAAAACAAAGTACAGCTAGACGGTGGAATAGTAGAAGCTGCCGACTGTATAAACGGTAGCTACTACGATACAGGAACTTTTTTACAAAACCGAGTTATTAACGACGGCGGTATAATTGAAGCTGTAGACTGCGTAAGCGCTGTACTTACAGAAACCCAAGACAACTATACATTATTCTGGACTGGCTGGCTACTTAGCGATCAGTTTAAAGAACTAATGATGCCAAACCCCCAAGCTATACAGCTAACAGCTATAGACGGACTAGGCGACTTAGACAACCTTTTTGTAGATAATACTTTTTATAGTATTGGTTTTTTTGGAATTGAAGCCAGCCTTTCTGATATATTATGCGCTGCACTAAATAAAACTGGGCTAGGTTTAGACGTTATTATTAACAACGAATTAAGCGTATACGATATATTCGGCAATAGGTCTGAATTTTTAACCTATGTAAATACGTTTATAAATGAAAGCGTTTTTTTAAGCGACGAATACGAATTTTTTGACGTTAAAGAATTTTTAGAAAACGTACTAAAAGGCGTAAATAGTAGGGTGTTTCAAGCAAACGGCAAATTTGTAGTAGTTAATAACAGCCTATATAGTGAACAAGCTGTAATAGATTACGTTAAAAACTATATAGATGATAACGACGCTGTACCTAGTGGTATAGGCGCACTACGCCAGGCGTATTTAAAAGGCGATATAGAACAGTTATACTATAAAAGATTTAACAGTAGCGGTACTTTGCAAGGCGACTACTACTACGAAGGTTTAAGAACTATACGTACAGACTTACAGCCACTAGAACAGAACCTAACGCGCGAAGCAGAACGCGGCTACAAGGGTTTAAGATTAGATTTAACACCTTCGCAAACAAATTTAAGTTATACAGACGATGCTGGTTTTGAATTTCAAAACACAAGCCACTGGACTATAACAAGCGGTAGTTTTACTACAGACGAAATATCATTAAAAGGTAGTAGAAGTTTTAAAACTACAGCTACAAATAGCGGCGCCACGCCAACAAATTTAGCTATTACTGGTAATTATTCTGGTAGACGCGATATAGCTAGTAAACTTAAAGTAAGTTACTACTACGACACTAATAACACAAACCAAACCACTACATTTTATAATAAATTCTGGTGCCAGATTTATTTTCAAGCTGGCAGTACATTTTACTACGATACAGCTAACGAAAACTGGACTACTACAGTAAAATACTTCTTTTTTGAAGACACAGCATTTTCCTCAGCTGATAAATGGATAAGCCAGGAACTAGATATAGCTAAACTACCAGCGGCAGCTGGGCAAAGCCAGACTGTATATTTACGTATATATGGACCGCAAAACTATTTAACTAACTACCAAGGCGTTTATGTAGATAACACTATACTATATTTAGACAGCCCAAGTACTCAAGCAAATGAAATAACACTAACGCAAGACACTACTACAAATGTTATAATAGGCGACTTAGAAGTAGAACGCCCACTAAACGGCTTAGTACTAGACTATACAGGGGTTTATGATATTAGTAATTTCTTTAGTATCTCTACGCCAGTATTACAAACACAAAAGCAACAGTTAAATGACTTTAGAGATATAGTAACTAGATACGAAGGTACAGTATATAATAATGAAACCGCGCCAGTTACGCCTATGGATAAAATACGTATAAACTTTACAAACTTTAGCGAACCAGACAGCTTAATACTAGACAGCTTAGAATATAGCGTAAAATCAAATAGGTACAATATAATAGCACATAAGCCAAACCAAGACAACCCAGTAGCGGCTACTTCTACTAGTAAATTTACAACCGTAATACAAAGTTAAAACGTCCCCTTTGTTTGCTGCGAAAACCTACCTGTATGCCTAGCGCTGGGTAGGTTTTTTTATCTTAATACTTTAAAAATAGTTTGCATAGTTTAATATCTATTTGTAGTTTAGCGATAAAATATACAATATGTATAAAGATTTATTTACAGCTGAAATGCGAAAGCTAGGCTACACTTTAAAAGATATATGTGAACTAATAGGCGCCAAATACCCAACAGTATATACGCGTTTAGATAGCCCAGAAACTTTTAGAGTAGCTGAACTTCGCGCGTTACATAAGGCTGGCTTTAGTATAGATGTAACTTTTAATTTAATTATAAGCAAGTGAAAACAGTAAATATAAAAGGTAAAGAGTATATAACCGTAAACGAACGGCTTATACACTTTAGAAAGGAAGCCGCCTATAAGGGCTGGCGAATAGTTGAAGACCTAGTAAGTCTAGACGACAAAGAAGGCGTATTTAAAGCTACTATTTTAGATCCAGACGGTAACGAAATGGTAAGCGCACACGCCCAGGAATACCGCGATAGTAGCTACATAAATAAAACGTCGTTTTTAGAAAACGGCTTTACTAGCGCTTTAGGGCGCGCGTTAGGCTATTTAGGTATAGGACTAGACACTAGTATAGCTAGTGCTGACGAAGTAGGTAACGCTGTAAATAATCAAAGCGGCAAAAATGGGAACCAGGATAATAAAAGCTGGCTAACAGAAAACCAACTAAACGCAACCCTAAAGGGTACGGTAGACCAGGCTAAAAAGGTTCTGGCTAATTACAAAATGAAAAAAGAGTATAACCAGCAGATAACTGCAAAATTTAATATATAATGAGTAACACGAAAACAAAGTACGTAAACGGCGTAAGGCTATTTAACCCTGGCGATAACGCGCCACAAAACCTTTTAGCTAATGTTTTAATAACACCAAAGCTACTTGTAGAATGTCTAAAACAAGACGATATACAAGACGCTAAAAGCGAATACAGAGGCGACACGCAATATAAAGCGAACCTATGGAAAAACGACGACGGTAGTTTAAGTATGTCGTTTAATACATATAAGCCTACAGAACAAAAAGAAACCAAAGTAGCGCAAGGGGGCGCAGACCTACCCTGGTAGGTTTTAACAACAGCCTGGGCGCCTAGCGCCTGGGCTTTTTAATTATA